TTATTTATAGTAGAGTTAGAGAAAACAATAAACGATACTATAACAACTGACTCAGGCCTAGAGTTGTACATCGACACAAAGATGGACGATATGGGTGAGTTTAATCACAGAGTAACTGAAGGGCCAGTAGTGGCTATCCCATTTAAGTACGAAACAGGAGTTAAAGAAGGTGACACCTTATACTTTCACCACCTTGTTGTTATGCAGGATGGGCAAAGACTTACTGGGCAGGATAACAACTATTTTGTAAGGTATGATGAGAAGCACGCTCTTAACAATCAGGCTATCGCTTACAAATGTCAAAACACAGGGGAGATAAAACCTCTTGCTGGTTGGTCTTTATTAGAGCCAGTAGAACAGGAAAAAAAAGTAACGTCCGATGTAATAGAGGTGGTGTCTTTAAAAGAAGAGCTTCCAACTCAAGGTAGGGTTGCTTTTACTGCTCCGTGGATAGAAGAGCTTGGATTAAAGGTTGGGGATGTAGTTGGGTTTCAAGAGAATAGAGATTACCGCATCAAAATAGATGGGCAGGAATATTACCGCACTCGTGTAGAAGATTTATTAGGGGTTTATGTCGAGTGCTAAATTTACAACTATAAATGCCGCTAAACAGTTAATGTCAAGCATGGAGGTTGCTATTAACAATATGATTGACGAGATTAAAAAACCTGTTGATCCTGAGATTAATGGTAGCGCAAGAAAAGCAGAGCTTCAGTCTATTAAGCAAACAGCTACTGACTGTAAAGAACTTATCGTTGAGAGACAGAGGTTAGAGCAAATGATAAAAGATCTAAGTCAGAATGGATCTATAGGGGAGGTTAAAGATTACAGCGGTGGATTTGCAGAGCGTTTTTCTAAATGAGTGGCATTATAAAAATAAAAGACAGTGATGAATTTGCTATCTCGATTTGTCCCAACGGTACGGAAGGTGAAATTATCGAACTCGGTGGGTTATTCATTTGCCTTCCAAAAAGGCCGCCGAAGAAAAACATTAGCGGATATAAAGAATCAAACTCTATGCAAATGTGGAGAAGGGTATCTATGCCGCAGGAATTGTCTCGTATTAAATCTATGGATGAGTGGGCGGAGATGCCAAGGGAGTTTAGAGAGAGGTTTCGTCCATATATCGAGGAGGAGTTTAGGCGTAGGCGTGAGGGTTTTTGGTTTTATAACAACGGTACAGCTACATATATTACGGGGCGGCATTACATGATGTTGCAATGGACGAAGATGGATATAGGGTACCCTGACTATCTATCGTTTCAACGTGATATATTTATACACATGGCTGCGTGCGAGTCTGATCCAAGATGCATTGGTCAGTTGTATACGAAGTGTCGTCGTTCAGGTTACACTAACATATGCTCTTCGGTACTGCTTGATGAGGCAACTCAAGTAAAAGACAAGTTGTTGGGTATACAATCTAAGACAGGTAAAGACGCACAGGAGAATATTTTTATGAAGAAGGTTGTGTATATGTTTAGACACTATCCTTTCTTTTTTAAACCAATACAAGATGGTACAACTAACCCTCGTATGGAGTTAGCTTTTAGAGAGCCATCAAAGCGTATCACTAAAAACAATAAAACATCACAAACTGGTGAAGCGCTTAACACAGTTATTAATTGGAAGAACACTACAAACAATGCGTATGATGGTGAGAAACTACATATATTATATTTAGACGAAGCAGGAAAATGGGAAAGACCTACAGACATAAGAGACGCTTGGAGGATCCAGAGGACCTGTTTGATCGTCGGAAGAAAAATCGTGGGAAAGGCGCTAGTAGGAAGCACCGTAAATCCGATGGACAAAGGGGGAAAGGAGTACAAGGAACTATGGAGGGATTCGAATCCTACGGAGAGGAATGCGAATGGTAGAACTATATCTGGACTGTATAGACTGTTTATACCAGCTTATGAATCTTTAGAAGGATTCTTTGATCAATATGGATATCCAGTTGTAGATGATCCAGAACAACCTTTACAAGGTGTCGACAACGATACCATACTACAGGGAGCTAAGACGTACCTCAAGAACGAAAGAGATAGTTTAAAGCATGACCCCTCAGAACTTAACGAGGTTACTAGACAGTTTCCGTTTACTGAAGACGAAGCCTTTAGAGATAGTATTGATGGGAGTATATTTAATGTTGGTAAGATATACGAACAGATTCAACACAATGATGATTTGTTCCCCAATCCTATTGTTACTGGAAACTTTTTATGGAAGGATGGACAGCAGGATAGTCATGTTGTGTTTTCTCCAGATCCAAATGGCAGGTTTAGAATTACATGGATGCCGCCTGCAGAGATTCGTAATTCTGTAAAGATGGAGAGAGGTAAGCGTATACCAGGCAATATAGATGTTGGGGTGGGTGGAGTCGATTCATATGATCTTGATGAGACAGTAGATGGCCGAGGGTCTAAGGGGGCACTGCATCTTTATAATAAGTTTCATATTGAACACCCGTCAAATATGTTTGTTTTAGAATATGCATCTCGCCCTCCACTTGCTAAAATGTTTTATGAAGATGTGTTGATGGCGGCTGTCTTCTATGGTTATCCTATCTTAATTGAGAACAATAAGTATGGTATTGCAAGATACTTTGAATCAAGAGGTTACGATGGCTACTTAATGGATAGACCTGCTCACTTAAAGTCTGGATCTTCTTCTATAAAAGTTAAAACAAAAGGGATACCTTCAAACTCTCAAGACGTTATACAATCTCACGCTCAAGCTATTGAGGCTTATATTCATGATCATGTAGGAATTAATAGAGATGATGGGTCGATAGGAAAGATGTATTTCAACAAAACTCTTGAGGATTGGATAGGTTTTAAAATAAATAATAGAACGAAATTTGACCTTACCATATCTTCAGGTTTAGCGCTTTTAGCAGCGCAAAAAACTAAACCTCGAAAAATTAGTAACTTTGCTGAAAGCAAGTTTTTTAGAAGATATAAAGTGATCGGATGATTTCTTATATTTGCATGAATAAAGAATATAGATGTACAGCAATTCCAAAAGCAATCAATCATTTCCAGATCCACTTGCGCCAGCAGAGAAGAAGGTAGACAATAGATATGGTATGAAATATGCCAAAGCTATTGAAGCTCAGTGGCGTGGTTCGGGAGACAGGAATGCAATTCAAAAGAAGAGAAGAAAGCTTTTTGAAAAAAATAGAAAGTATGCATTAGGCATACAGGATACTTCTATTTATAAGAGACTACTTAACAGCCTTGACCCAAACTCTGGTGATGGTAGTCTTATGAATTTAGACTACACTCCAGTTCCTATACTACCTAAGTTTGTAAGAATCATAGTAAATAAGATTCTATCAAAAAACCCCTACCCTAACCTAGAGGCAGTAGACCCTTTCTCGTCGTCTGAAAAGAATCAGCAAAAAAGAAGGATCAAGAATCAAGTAGAGTTAAGAGAGCAATTAAAAAAACTAAAAGAAGATACTGGTGGGTTAATGTTAGGCGAAGACCCTGACAAGCTGCCAGAGACTATGGAAGAGGCTGAAATATTCTTAGACTCTAACGTAAAGACTGATGCTGAAGTATCAGCGCAGATAGGAACAAACCTGACTCTTACTTGGAACAATTTTAATGATGGCACTTTTAGAAGGTGTGTAAACGATCTTGTTGCTTTAGGTATGGCTGTGGTAAAAAGATCGAACGACCCTAATCAAGGTATAAAAATTAATTACGTAGATCCGTCTAAGTTTATTCACAGCTACACAGAGGATCCATCATTTGATGATATGATGTATGCTGGTCATATAAGAACAGTATCTATTGGGGAGTTAAAAAGACTTGTAGGTAATGAGCTTAGTGAGGAAGACTTCCATAAGATATCTCAAAAAGCTCGTGGCAATTCTGCATATCCTCAGGCTTCTACTTATGACGACATGGCTGATAAGAGCATCTATGAGTATGATGAGTACACCATAGACATTATGGACTTTGAGTTCTTGTCTGTAGACACTATGCATTTCCAGGAAAAAGAAAACAAGTTTGGTAATGTAAATTATTTTTACCAAGGGTTCTCTCCTAAAGAAAACAGCGTATTCTCTTCAAACCCTGATTGTATGAATATCACTTGTGTATATGGTGGTACGTACATTATGGGGACTGATTATATTTTTGGGTATGGTAAGAAGAATAACATACCTAAGAATATCCATGATATTACAAAGGCTGAGCTGTCTTATTCTGTCGTAGCTACAAACATTAATAAGCTTGTACCTAAATCCATGGTTGACAGCTGTATCGGATTTGCTGATATGTTGCAACTCACTCACCTTAAGCTTCAGCAGGCAATAGCTAAGGCAAAACCTGATGGCTTAATTATTGATATTGAAGGGTTAGAAAACGTACAGCTGGGTAAAGGCGGAGAGTTGCAACCTCTTGACCTTCATGATATATACGAACAGACTGGTGTATTCTACTATAGAAGTAAGAATCCAGAAGGAGGCGCTCAAGCTCCACCTGTAAGAGAGATCGGTAATGCAATTAGAAATATTAATGAGTTAGTGACTTTATATAATCATTACTTAAAGTTAATAAGAGATGCCACAGGTATTAACGAAGCAATGGATGCTAGTTCACCAAAAGGAGATGCTCTTGTAGGTGTAAGACAGCAGGCCATAGCTGCGGGCAATAACGCCATATATGATGTCACTAATGCATCAATGATTCTATATAAAAAAGTTTGTAATGATGTTGTTAAGTGTCTGCAAATTATACCAGAAGGATCTGTTATTAGTCAAGCATATGAGAATGCTATCGGTAAAGAAAATATGCAGGCGCTAACT